TTTGTGTCATATTTTCCGTAAATTCATCAGAATTACGATTAAAAATTTTACTGACCGCGTTCTCTTGTTTATATCCTAATGCTTGTGCCAATTCACCTGAAGAAAGCCAAATCTGGCCATCTTGCCGTGGCACGGGATTGAATTTCACTTCATTAAAACTTAATGCTAAACTAGACATATCAATATCCTTTCCTATGGTTGTTGATAAAAGCCCCTTGCCGTCAGAAAGTTGGGGGCTTTTTACATCCCCAATGGGGACTTTTACAATTTAAGACTTTAAAAACTTCTTGTCAATCCCCATTGGGGATATTATTATAAATAAAATTTATTCGAGTATAGGACCATGGCTAGAAGCTCAGACGTTGAATACAAAATGCGTATGACGCAAGAACTAAAAGAAAAAATACTTGAATCAGCAAAGTTAAACAGTCGATCAATGAATGCCGACATTGTTGCCCGTCTTGAAAAAAGCTTTGAAAATCAAAATTATGAAAAAACTGTAGAACTGATCCCTACCGAAACTCTAATGATGGAGTTAGCTAGCCGTATGAAAGGTTACACCATTACTGTTTCAGAAAAATCAGACATTAAAAAAGCACCCTAGGGTGCTTAAGAACATAAAACTAAATTTCCTTAAAAATCATAAAACTACTTCTTTCTGGATTGTAATTAATCTCTAAAGAATAATCCGTACATTCATATTTAAAAACTTTAACCCCATTACTCTTTGATTCTATCCACCCTGTTTTTGGTAGTGAATACAACGCCACTAACCCATTTTTATAATTATTAGCACTAAAATTATCTAAGTGACCAAAACTAACGCTAAACGCATTAATTAACTTTGTATTCCCATCAAAAGAAATGAATCCCGCATTGGTAGCTGGTGTTCCACTAAAAGCATCCTCAAATTCATTAGAGTGAACATAGTTAATATTTGCCTTATTAGTCTCATGATCTATGCTCAAATTTTTAGGATGTTCTGCTTTCAGTGATAAAATGGATTTACCCAATGCTAAACCGCTTATATTAATTTTACTTTTTGCCACCTCGCAACTATTTGCATATGCGAATACAGGAAGGCAAATAAGACCCAATAAAATAATCTTTCTCATAAAAACCTACTTATAAACTTTTCTCAATTTCAATAATTAGAGCACCTTAAAGTGCTCTATTTATTTCGATTTGCTTGCTTGCACTGAATGTACCAATTGTTTGCAAATTCAGTTATTGCTTCCGCCTTATACTCTTCTGATCCAAACTTTGGTTCTTTATAGGCTTCCTCGACCATCATCTCCATTAACCTTTTGAAATCCCTGCTTGGTTTGATACTCTCTATCATCTCCATTTGTCTAACCACAGAAACCCCTTCCTGCCTAAAGAGCATGACATTTTCAGCAAGTTTATTCACATCTCTACAGTGTTTATCATTAGTATCGGCTGAGTGAGTTACAAATGATGCTGTGAGTAAAAATGCAATTGGTAGTAGCTTTTTCATCAGTTACTTCCTTACATACTCTGGAAATTCTTTTAATAAACTATTACAAATCTTATTCTTCCCGTCTTTCTTTACATTTCGGTCAAATTCTTTCATGCCAAATATAAGGACTTTTTTTCCATATTCTTCGCCAAGTTCATGCTGAAAACACTTGGCTGAATCTGAGATTAACTCATTGTTATATTCACTATATCCACATTCAAATTGTGCTCTAGTTAATAAACCATGGACCGAAACAATCTGCTCACAATAAGTTGGCTCATCTCCATTTTTGGGAGCTAAAGCATGTGAAAATGATGTGGAAAAAACAGCCACTAACATGCTCCCTAAAATTATCTTTTTCATGAATTTCACCAATTGTTATAAATATAATAACTTTAACAAACTGGTTACTAAATGTCACATAAAGGAAAACCACCCGAAGGTGGTCGTTTCATAATATTGGTCGTCAATAGGTTTTCGTAGTAGTCAGCGGCTTGCAGTGTCAACAGGTAATTTCTCTCTTATACGTGTACTTCTAAACAAGACCGCCCGAAGGCGGCATTAGCTGTTTTCAATGTCTTTTCTGGCTTTCTTAAACTCTTTAATCACTTCAACAATCGTTTTCCCTTCCTGTTTATCTATGAAATTAAAGATCCAACGGACTAAAGCCCAACCAGGTAAACCACAAACAAAGAAGAGCCCACCAAGTGCAATCATTCCCCATACATCAGTAACCCATTCATGAAGCCCCCACTTCACAATAATGAATGAGCCGCCAGCCAAACTTGATACAACCGTACAAATAAGTCCTACAGCCCATTCTTGAGGTGATCGTGGCATACGTGTCATCAATACAACTGCTACAACTAAAGCAACCGCTAACGTCACCATAATTGCTGCACCATAAAATTTTAAAATTGCTGTTAAACCGCTTGTTGAAACTGGTTCCATTTATATCTCCAGAAAATTTAGGCAATAAAAAAGCACCCGAATTGGGTGCTCAAAGTTCTTTTAAGATTTAAAGTGTTTGTAGAATTTTCCCTCCATTGATCAATTGAGTTGTAAGTGGTGCCACCCCAACAATTGCAGGTCCCCCCGGCCCCGGCTGGCCTTCAGTTGTGCCATGGTATTGCCAGTTCCATGTTCCATCATTTGTTGATTTGGTACCGCGTTCGCCCCAATTTCCACCATCTCCAGAAAGTGGTGAGCCATAGCGTTCATTTTGGGTTCGGTAACCTTTACCAGGTGCCGAAGCTTCGGCATCAGTGATTTTCATAACCAATAAATAACTCTCCAGATAGAGGCGATAATCTTGTGAATCATTTGAAATCGGCTGGCCAGTCATGACCCGACCAAATGGTGCTCCAGCACCACCGGGAATTCCCTGAACCCCATAAGATGATCCAGTGTAAATACCACTTGGTGTTGCTCCACCACCTGAGCCGCCTCGAGCTAACGTCCCTCCATCGATAATCAGGTTTAGTTTGCTGTGCCGGTTCAATAAACCTGGTGCTCCCTGAAAACCATCACGCCGGGTTTTGGTAAAATTGAAGTCTGAATCTTTTTCCCAATCTCCGTAAGCTAGATGTGGCAACCCGCCATCACCACCACGTCCAACAACAGCACCTTTAATAGTCAAATTTACCACGAGATCAGGTGGGAACTCACCAGTATCAATAGCAGGTAATTCTGATGCAGCTGGAACGATATACTCTCGTTTTGCAGGACTAGACTTATAGTCGAATTTATAGACAAATCTGGTTTCCGGTCGATAAGAACTTGAACTTGAAACCAGTGCACCTGCTTCAACTACAAAACTGATTTCTCCAGTCGTTGGCAAATCCCCTCTTTGCATCTGATATAAACGTGCCAGATTAATATCCAGCTGGTCATATCGAATGTAAATCGGTGAATCATCTACCGGCACATCAATGAAATCCTTGTCATTGAGGTAATAGCGCTCATCATAGTTAATTGCCGTAATGGTATTTGAGAACTGGTCAGCCGGTTCTCTTTTTGCAACCAGATAAGGCAATGAGCCTTTGGTATCGTCATTAACCACCGTATAGATAGTATTCACAAAATCATCAGGACTAAGCTTTAAGGCCCCGTTCGGTAAACGGCCTAAAACCACCTTGTTCTTGGCAGATCCAGCGGTAACAGGAATAAGGTCCACTGTGCCATCCCCCATTTGCAGATAGATCACATAGCTCTTGCCTGCAATGAAATCTACATCATGGCTTAAGGTGAGGATTAAACCCTCTTGCTGTACCACTTCCCCGCTTTGATGAATACCATTGCGATAATCTGCTACGGCAATACGGTCACGTAGCACAAGCAATTCAGACTCAGGCGCCGCATCAAAGGTAATGGATTTACGTTGAAACCGAAGCTTGTTCCAGATCCGGTACGCATTAAAATGAGCTTGCCACTTGTTTCGCACCCCAACGGATTTCACTTCTTTCGGGTTCTTTGCTCCTTTGTCTGGCAAATAGATATTGATACGACTATCGTCGGTCGGATCCGTGTATTCATAGATCAGTCCATCGTAGTCATCCATCACGCCAAAGGTAAGGTCATGCTTGTAACTATCCGGAATGATATTCCTGAAGTTAAACAGCATTACCGAGTTATCAGTTGGACGTTCAAAATAAAGCTTGAGCTTATTGTTTTGCCGATATGCGGTACAAAATACGGCATCACAAAGATTGGTAACCAGCTCTTCAAAAGACAGGTTTGTATCATCAATAGTGGTACAGAACTCAGCCGCAAGTGGCGTACCAAAATAATCAACTACATCGTTATAAGTCCGATAGATGTTTTCCAGATCTATTTCGTCGATCGTACGGCGGCCAATCTTGTCGTCCAGTGCCATAGATACCAAAGCATCAGCAAAGCTAGACGTTGGATATAGCTCTGTTGTCATTGCCCCGTTTTTATAAATCGGCAACATTCGCTGGAGATCAAAATTGATCTTACGGGACTTGACAGATAAAGCTCCAGTGGTTGCATAAGTACGCGCACGAAAAACCGTTTCATGCTCATACGTTGTGCTTTGCAAAGGATAAGCACCATAAAGCGCCTGCCACTTTACTTCATCTACTACCGTTGTAACCGCCGGTGTTGGTGTTAAACGGCGTGCACGGACACTACAACGCCCCTGAAACGTGACCATATCAAGTGTTGCACCAACGGTCTGACGTGACTTTGCCGAACCCTTCAAAATGATCTGTTTCAGCATCGGATTACCAATCGCTGCACCCGATTCATTTACCGGCGTTACTTCTACTTCAATCGTGACGTTTACAGCTCCCTGATTTCCACCTGAAGAAACTGTGTAAAGTCCATTTGTGGCCACAAAGTTACATAGCACCCGACTTCGTTCGACATTGTCCAGAATGAATGGACCAATCCACTTTTCACCTATTGAACTGATCTTTGGTGATAAAGCTGCTGTTTGCTGGTTATTTAACTCTTTAAGCTTTAACCAGTTAGCATTAACGGCCGCCGGATTTGATAACGTCATTCGATCATCAGCTACCGATAGAACACTGTAAGTGCCGTTTAAATCATAAGTCTGGCCGTTAAACGTGAATGAGGCATTCGTGATTTCTACGCGGTCATTACTTACAAACTTAGTGGTTAAATCTGTGTTGTTTGCCGTTGCCCGAAGAATCTCGTTTGGATATGCAAAATGAAGGTAGTTCGTACCTTCTAAAGATTGTGTATCAGCAGGACGTAAAACTTGGCCATTAACAGAAGTTTGATGCTGAACTGTTAAGGGTGGAGTTGTAATTTCGGTACCAAGCGAGAAATATGGCTCACCCGAGACAATATCGACACCCGGTCGAAAGACTTCTACCGATGCGCCGGCAATATCAACAATGTTGGTTTCACCGTCATATGCACCGTTAATTTTATAGTGACCACGACCAATACAACCAACAACATGCTCTACTTCGACATTGTTTTCATATACCTTGTAAGGCACAGTAATCAGATCAGGGGTATCGTGAGCGGCACCATAAATATCTGCGATACGACCATTTACGCGAGTTTTATTTTCACGGTTTGATAATTCGTTATTTGCAGACGAGGATTGATTGTTATTCTGGTTGGTTTGGGTAATTGAGGGCACAGGCATTAATAATGCAACAGCCACACCCATAACTATAGAAGCAACCGCTATCCAAGCTAGAGTTATGGGGTCTATACCCTTGGGATTCTCAATTACAATGAAAGTGCCTGGCAAGAAATCGAGCTGCTTTAATTCATATGCATTCTTCGG